TCACCTCCGCCGCCGCAGGAGCCACGGCAGCGTCAACCCAAGCAGCGCCAGGCTCGCCGGCTCCGGAACCGCCGCCGCTCCGAACGCCGCCGCCAGCGCCGCCTCGAACGACTGCCCCGAAACCAGTGTGCCGCCCATGCCATATTGCCATTGCGCGGCAAGCACGTTGAGGTCAAACGCATCCACCATGCCGTCGCCGTTGAAATCGCCCGACGACCACAATGCACCCGACCCCTGCTGCCAGTGAGCCGCAAGGATGTTGAGGTCGAAGGCATCAACTATGCCATCGAGCGTGGCGTCGCCGCTGTGGGCAGTGACCACGAGCGTGGTGTGGGCGTCAACGAGCTGGCCGCGGAAGCTCGTGAGGCCGAGGTCGCCGGCATCGACGATCGCGAGGCTGTTGGCGGCTGCGAAGGTGCTGTCGGTCATCGCCGAGGAAGTGATACCACTGCCGGTCCAGGTGCCCCCCGCCCGGGCCGTCGCCACCTGGTCCCTCACCCGCGCAAGCACCACCGCCTGCGCGGCCGCATCCGCGGCAGTGAGGATCAGCGCGTTGTCGTTCAAATCGAGTTTGCCGGTCCACGCGCCCATGGAACCGGCGATGGCCAGGCCGGCGCCGGCAACCTTGCTGGCGCCCGCGGCGGCGCCGCCCGGACGGATCACGTGCGTGCCATCAATCTGCCAGCTGCCGGCGGTGACGCCATCGGACGTGACTGTCGCGCCCGCGGCAACCTGCACCTTGCCCGCCCCGCCAACCTCGCCGACAGAATGGGCCGCGGTGGAGAAGACGATCGCACCCGCATTAACAATTGTCCGCCCACTGTAGCTGCTGGCCCCTGTCAAGACGAGAGTGCCGGCGCCGGCCTGAATCAGGCTTCCGCCTCCGCCGATCGTGTTCGCGAGCGTGATGACGTTCGACCGGTTGAACAGGAGGCTGGCATTGTTAGTGATCGCGCCCGGCCCCAGCGCCCCGCCCGTGCCGCCGTTGCCAACGGCGAGCGTCCCGCCGGTCACGGTGGTGGGCCCGTTGTACGTGTTCGTCCCGGTGAGCGTGAGCGTGCCGGCGCCGAGCTTGGTGAGGCCGCCGTCCGCCGTGGCGAGCGCGGCATCATGGACCAGGGGCTGGGCGATCGTAAGGGCTTGGCCGTTGGTATCAATGCGTCCGCCGCCGGCTTGAACGTTGGCCGTCAGGCCCGCGAGGGCCGGGAGGAAATTGGTGTTGGCCGTCGCACCCCCGTAACGGAGAATGCCCCCGTTGAAGTTGATCGTTGAGGTCTGCGTCGCGCCGGTGGAGGTTTTGATGATACCTCCGAGCGTGGTGGTGCCGCCGTCGAGCTGGAGTTGGGACGTGGATTTGGCGGAGCTCGTGTTGAGCAGGTCCAAGCTGCCGGTGCCCGTAGAGAGCTGCGCGTTCTGGATGACCCGGATCGAGGCGCTGGGGAGCGCCTGCCCACCGCCCATGGAGAACCCGCCGATATTGAACGAGGCATTGTCGCGGAGGAGGAAGGTGGTCGCCCCGCCGCCGCGCCCGATCGCGCCGCCGCTGCCGGTGATCGACCCGTTGCCCCGCAGGTTCAGATTCCCGGTCTTGAAGTAAAACCCATTGGGGGCGGAGACCGTCCCCGTGATGTTGAGCGTCGCGCCCGACCCGCTGGCCTGCAGGCGCACCTGCGAACTGCCGTTGCGCGTGAGATTGCCCGCGAAGGTGGCCGCGGCGCCCGCGTCCGGCACATCGAGGATTTCGAAGTTGTAGCTCGTGTTGATGGCGTTGGCGATCGTGATGCCGTTCGCCAGTTGCACCGCACCCCCGGCACTGGTGATCGAGATCGCACCCGTCCCGGCGGCATTGTTGTGGGCGAGTTTGAGCTGTCCCGTGACAGTGGTCCCGCCGGAATAACTGTTGTTGCCGGAGAGCGTCAGCGTACCGGCGCCGGTTTTGATGAGCGCGCCGGTCCCGCTGATCTGCCCGGAAAATGTCCCGGTATAACCGTTCGTATCAAACGTTCCGCCCGCCGCCCCAAGCGTGGTGGGGATGCGGACGTCCGGCGTGCCGGTGGCACGAAGAGTGCCGCCATTCCAGTCGAAGAGCGCGGTACCCCCGTTGCTGGCAATGGTGCCCGTCTGCAGGGTGGCGCCCGACGAAAGCGACAGCGTGCCCGGCTTGCCGGCGAGGCCCAGGAGAAGCTGCCCCAGCGTCACCGTGCCGCCGGTGAGCGAGGCTTTCCCGCCGCTCAGGGCCGCGGTGTCAAACACGTCGAGCGTGCCCGACGAGACCGCAAGGTTACCGCCCAGCGTCAGCCGCCGCGCGAATGCATTCCCCGCCGTGATGCTCATGTCGCCAATGACAACCGCATCGTCGGCGAGCGTCGGCGGCGTTCCGCCCCAGGTGGTGGCGAGAGTCCACGCACCCCCTGCGGAAGGAATCGTGACGCCGTCGGCGCCCAGCTCGTTGACATACTCCTCGAGCCGCGTGTAGCCCTGGGCGTTGAGGTTCTTCCAGTCACCTCCGATCGCCGGGCTCAGGCCGTGCGCGAGTTCCCAGTTATCGGCGATGCCGTCGTTGTCGCCGTCGGTGAGACGGGCGCGCGGGTTGAGATACTTCGGATCGCTGCCGTAGTTGGGAAAAAGGTCCGTCTCGCGCTGGATTACGCCGCCCAGAGTCCCGTAGCTGCGAACCTCGTTCACGATGCGGGTATCCACGGCGTCACGGATGATCGACACCCCGACGTGATCGAGCACGTAACTGAGCGCCTGCTGCGCCGTCATGCTCGCCGTGGTTGGAAACGCGAATGGCGTCGCGACGACGTCCGCACCGGGATAACTCGTCACCCTGGAGCCGTCGAGCACGCCGTTCCTGTTCGTGTCGACCCAGTTGTCCCGGCCGTAGATGTGGAAGTTGGCCGTGCCGCTGGAGAACGGCGACCCGCCGTCCTTCGGCCCCTCGATGAAGTAGTTGCCGATCACATTGGCATGCGAGTCCATGTTGGTGGTGTCGCCCATGATGTAGGCGGCCGTCTGCCAGCCGTAGACGACATTGTTGATGTACTCGTTCTCGCCGCGCACCTTCGGGTTGCGCGTGACGTTGTCGGCAAAAAGGCTCTTGATCACGCTGAAGCGCGACCCCTCGTTAAGCGTCATGAGGCCGCCCGCCGAGTGGCCCAGCCGGTCCTGCCCCTGGGCGATGATCGTGTTCTGAATGGTGATATTGTCGATGACATAGCCGCTGTCGGGATTCATCGAGAATGTCTCGTCGACGCCCCACGTCACCGACATGTGGTCGAAGATCATGTTCGTGCCGCGGGCGATCGAGAGCGAATCCGCACGAACGCCCGCGTTCCCCTTGCGCACGGCAAAGTAGCGGCTGATCGTGTTGTTGGCGCTCGTGTAGGAGAGCCGGTCGCCATAGATGGAGATGCCTCCCGGGGCCGTCTGCCCCGCGATCGTGATGTTGTTCTTCACCTGGATCACGGAGGAAATGTTGATGATCCCCCCCACGTCGAAGACAACGAACCGGTTCGGCTGGCTGACCGCATCCCGGAACGAACCGGCCCCCGAGTCATTCAGATTCGTCACGTGATACACCGTCGCCGAAGACAGGCTCGTGCGTGCCCCGGTCGCATACGCGCCAAACCCCTCCGCCCCGGGAAATGCCAGAACCTGCGCATCAAGTTTGGACGCCGCCCCCACCGCCACGACCGCGGCCACGGCAACTGCCACCCGCGACCGCTTCTTTGGATACTGCATCATTCCACTCCGCTTCTGCGTAACTTGCACCTCGGATTTCCAATATCCGAGTATTTACTGCCTTGAGCTAAATGCAATGGGAAGGAGCGAAAAAGGACGCAACAATTGGAGCTGGCCATCCACCACCGGCCCGCGCAATAAAAAACCCCGGACCTCGCCGATTGCTCGGCAGGATCCGGGGTTCTTCTCATGGGCGCGGCAGGTTCAGAACACCCCCAAAAACACCGAGAAAAACAATCCTCCTCCAAAAGCGGCGCAGAAAACGGCGCACGCACCCCCCTTACCACCCCCACAGATCCCGATTTATACCGCATCGCGAAAGTGTGGGGAATGTTGGCCCCAGCATCGCGGGCAGCCATCCTCCGCATCATCGACGACGCGGGAAGCGTGACGAGCTGACCGCCCGACAACCAAATACGAAGCCCTCGTGCAGCCCTGTTACTTGCGATTGCAGCGGCGGAACCCACGAGGCCGACCGGAAGGACGTAACCGGCGACCATGCCCTGAGGGTCGTAAAACTGAGGGGTACCCACCACACGGCAGACAACCAGGGCCACCACGCACCGTGGTCGCCCGAGACGCCGGGACCAACCCTACCCGACGCCGCCGCCTCTCGCGGTGAGCTCGTGCCGATCCGAAGCTGAGGACCTGCCCCTCGAAATGGTGAAAGATCGACCGCAACGCCGCTCCCCGATCCCGGGCTCAGTTGGTGCACGCGACCTCGAAACGGGGTCGCGTTGCGCGCAGCCCCTCAGCCCGTCTCAGTTGTTCGGTGGGAGACACGCCACCGAGCGCATGGGTCGCTAGTCCCCACCTGCCAACCGAGACGCAAGGCTGACCTGCCTCAGGGGCCGCCGCCCTCCATTCGTCAGAGGGACGGACAGGATGGATCATCGATATTTTCTGCCTGCAGATAGTTTCTTCTTGTAGGTATTCCACGCCACGATACAATTACATCAGTTCGGCTCGTCACCGAACATCGCAAAGGCCTGCAGTCCCCGCCCGGGTGTGCAGGCTTTTTTTATTTAGGGGGAACCCGTCATGGACACGCCCCTCCGCCAGCTCACCTACCACCGCCACCCGCACACGTTCGTGCTCCGCTACCACGTCGGAGACGAGGCCGCCCTCCTCCGGGCCCTGCTCGCCAACGACCTGCTCGACGCCTTCGATCTGAGCATCATCGCGACGCAGATCGGCTACCCTCGCCCCTTCCTCCAGCCCACCCCCGCCTCGTAGACGGGCAGGGCAATTCGGCAACTCGTGCCCCGGTTTGGGAAAACCGCGGGCATGGCCATCGACCTAACGCCCGCACTCACCCCGGCCGAGTTCCTTGCCGCCCACGAAGCGCGCGTGCAGGGCCACATCCGCCGCGTCCGCAGTGAGGACGCCGCCGCCAACGCGCGCACCGTCACGCGAGGCACGAAGCGCCGGGTGATTCGGGGAGATGGAACGATCTTCGACTCTCTTTCTGCAGCCGCCAAGGCCTCCGCCGTCAACAAACCCGACAACATCAGCCAGGCGATCAAGCGACACGGCAAGTGCGGCCGCTGGCACTGGCAGTACGAGACCGCGGACCCCGACGCCGACCGCGCCGCCTACAGTTCGCGTCGCACGGAAGCCTACATCCGCGAGCATGTCCCCGCCCACCTGCAGGACGAGGCCCTTGCCGCCGCCAAAAACATCAGCCCCCTCGCAAACCCATGCAACTGGATCCCGACATGGCTCACTTCAAAGAGGTGGGGCAGACCCTTCCTCTGGGGGCGAGCCATTTCCCCGCTTGCCTACCCTGCCAAGCAGCGGGACGCAGGTACGCCCGAGCAACGGCTCCAGTCGGAGCGGACCGTCGCCGCCCCCGCTGCCACCCTCCCCCCGGCCGCCCCCGCCGTCGCCCCGCCGGCCGCGCCGCCGGTAGACGCCCCGCCCCTCGACTTGCGACCGATCCCAGGCTTGGCGCCGTACGCCGCCTCCGCCGACGGCCAGATCTACAACACCGATGTCTCTCCCCCGCGTCGCATAAGCACTCGTCTCCAACGGGGAACCCTCCGCGTCTGCCTGCGCCCCATGGGCCGTGCGCACACCGATCAGGTCGCAAGGCTCGTCTGCCTTGCGTTCCACGGGCTGCCCCCGGAAGGCAAGCCGCTCGCCCTCCACCGCAGCAACGACACCTCCGACAACCGCCCTGAGAACGTGAGGTGGGCATCCCCCCGCGAGAAGCATGACCGCATCGTCTCGCTCGGTCGCTCAATCACCACCCGCCGCGGATCCGCCCACCCCAACGCGGTACTCAGCGAGACGAAGGCACGCGAGATCCGGGCCCACCGGACTGCCGGGAAGTCCAGCAGGGACATCGCCGCCGCCACTGGCTCGTCGCTCACCAGCGTGCGCGAGGTGTTGGCCAACCGGCGCTGGCCCGATCCGTCATGGACGCCGCTCCCGCCCCCCAAGCCCAAGCCCCCACTCCCCGGCCCCTTAATCCTCACCCTGCCCGATGGCCGCTCGCTCACGCCGATCCCAGGATGGCCACCGTACGCCGTCACCGCGAACGGAGAAGTCTACAACGCCAGTGACAATCCGCAGCGACGGATGACGGAATTCCTCTCCAAGGGAAAGGTCTGGACCGGATTGCGGCGCAACGGCAAGGGCGGGGCCGTGCGGGTTGCCGCCGTCGTTGCGCTCGCGTTCGGGAGTCTGCCCCCAGCCGCCGCCGCCCGCCTCGAAGTCGCCAAAGCTCAGATGGAGACCGCCACCATGCCCGAAACCACCGCCCCCTCGCCCCACCCCGCCGCCCCCCAGGCCCCCGCATTGGAGGTCACCCGGGCCACCGTGCACGTCCGAGCCCCTGAACTCGAAGCGATGACAACGCAGGTGAACATCCTCAACGACTCCGTTCCCGTGATAAGCGCCCACGTGCGCGAGTGCCTCGCCGCCATCGTGGGGAAATGCGTCAACACGGAGGCCAACCAGCCCGCCGCCAAAGCCGCCATGGCCGCCATCTTCGCGGTCCACAAGCTCGAGGAGGAACTCCGCAGGCTGCCGCCGCCCCGCACGAGCAGCACGCCTGGCGCGGTCGCGAACGCGGCATAACCGGCAGGGAATGGTCGAGTCTGGGGCCTCCATGCCGCAACATACGCCACACCAGCAGCGCGACACCATCACCCTCTGCCACAACAGGAGCCACACCCCATGCCCGCCCCCGACAAGCAACCAAGCCTCACCGTCCAGTGGGGAAAGACCCGGAAGCTCGTGATCCCGAGCAGCATCATCCTCGCGATCCTCGGCGCGGCATGGCAGGCCAACAGCATCTCCACCCGCCTTGCTGTGGTCGAGAGCACCGTCTCCACCGTCAAAGAAGATGTCGGAGCAATCAAGGGCGTCCTCATGCGAGACCCTTACACGCGCACGACGGCCAGCAACCTCCGCCGAGAGTAGCCCAAGCCACACCGCACATGCGGAGATTTCGCCGCCGCGAATACGCAAAGACATAAAAGGAGGTAGGGGTCCAAAATGTTGACCCCCATCCGCTCCACACCGCACTCGCCATCATTTGTTTTTTCACGGCCGAATCGACACCAAGGGTCAAAACACGGCGAACATGCCCACCAAGACGAAACACCTGCCCGCCCACGACTGGACCGACGGCCTCGCCGTCATCGGTGGCGACGTCCCCACCCTGCCCGGGTGCGGCCCGTCACTGGATGACGTGGAGGCGGAGCTGCTCACGATGCCGCACCTCGACGCGGACCTCCTGCTCACCGATGACCCCGCGATCGATCACGCGTGCCGCGATGTTCGCCAGGTGCGGACCGCCGTGGAGCATCTGGTGCGGATCCCCGACGCCATGGAGGCCCTCCACCTGCTTTGCTCCGGCCGCTACGCGTTGTGGGACATGGTGCCGGCCGTCCTCGAACTCGCCGCCCCCCTCGCCATCGACTCCCTGCACATCGCCACCCTCGGCTTCAGCCGGCAGAACGTGGCCGAGATGCTCGACGCCCTCGACCGCGGCCGCGTGGCCCGCCTGTCGCTGATCTGCTCGCATTACTTCAAGGGCACCAGCGGCGGCATCTGGGAGTTCGCCTGGGAGGAACTGCCCAAGCGGCCGCACACCCGGTTCCTGAGCATCCGAACCCACGCCAAGCTGCTGGCCATCAAGCTCGCCGACGGCCGCACCGTCACGATCGAATCCTCCGCCAACCTGCGAAGCTGCAAGAACATCGAGCAGATGACCGTCTACGGCCACCCCAACGTGTACGCCTTCCATGCTGGGTGGATGAACAGCCTCACGGGACGGGAGAAGGACCGATGAGCCGCCGACCCAACCCGACGCCGGCCGACGAGCCGGGGAAGCCCAAGCCACCACCCCAGGTCAAAGGTCTCGCCCTGAAGGAATGGAAGCGGGTGGTGCCGGAGCTGATGAAGCGGCGAACAATCACCCCCGCCGACGCTGCCGCCCTCGCCATGTACTGCACCACCTTCGCCCGCTGGCAGGAGGCAGAGGACCGCGTTGCCCGGGACGGCTTAATCGTTAAAACGAAGAGCGGGAACGTCATCCAGCACCCCGCCCTTGGCATCGCCAACACCGCGACGAAGCTCTGCCACCGATGGGCCGTCGAACTTGGCCTCACGCCCAGCTCCCGCAGCCGCGCCAAGCCGGAAGAGGAAGACGAGGACGACGCCATGGAGATCCCGGTATGAGCGAGCCCGCCCCCATCCTCACCAAGTCCGACGCTGCCGCCGTCGCCGAAGGCTGCTACTTCGACGCCGCGCGGGCCGAGGCCTGCATCCGCTGGATCGAGGCGACCTTCGCCCTCACGCTGTACGCGTGGCAGCGCCACATCCTCCGCCTGTATTTCGGGTGGCGCCGGCCGGGGGGTGCGTACCGCTTCACGCAGGTCAGCATCTGGATCCCCAAGAAGAACGGCAAGACGTGGCTAATCGCCGCGCTCGTGGGCTTCAAGCTCTTTGAGCTCAAGAACGCTCGCATCTTCTCGGCCGCCTGCAACGCGATGCAGGCCAAGATCCTGCTCGAGGAACTGGTGAAGATGTGCCGGCAGTCGCCCAAGCTCCGGAAAAAGATGAAGCCCCGGGGGCAGCTGCGCGCGTTCTGCTCGAAGTTCCGCCGCGAGATCCTCAACGACATGACCGGCAGCCGGTACGAGGCCCTCGCCGACAACGTCAACGCCAACGACGGCCTGATCCCCGACGTCCTCGTAATCGACGAGATCCACCGCATGAAGAACGCCCAGGTGGACGTGGTCGATGGGTCCACCAGCAACAACCCCCGCGCTCTCAAGGTCTACATCAGCACCGCCGGCAGCGGCGACAAGACCCACCGCTCATGGCAGAAATACGACTACGCCAAGCGGGTGCTCAGCGGGGACGCGACCGACACCAGCCTGCTCGCCGTGGTGTACGAGTGCCCCGACGCCCACAGGCTCAAGGGGGAGGCCATCTACGACCTCGACCGCCTTGTCGCCTGCAACCCCGTGCTGCAGGAGGTCGCCGAGAAACGCGATCAGGCCGCCCGGGAGATGGCCGAGGCCCGGGAGATCCGGAACGATGCCTACTGGCGCCGGTTCCGCTTGAACCAGTGGATTGCCCAGGACGGGGATGAGTACATCGACGCCGCGTCGTATGAGGCGTGCGAGGTGGACAAGGAACCCGACATCTCCGGCGCTGACTGTTTCGTCGGGTTGGACAAGTCGGGCGGGGAGTGGGACTTCCACGCCGCCACCTTCCTCTTCCTCCTCGAGGACGGCCGGGTCTATGAGCGCCACTTCACTTTTGCCAGCGCCGACCGCCTCGAGCCCATGGCCGAGCGGGACGACCGCGACTACCGCCAGCACGTCGATCGCGGGGAACTCACCCTCATCCCTGCCGACGCCGTTACCGACGAATTTCTCTACAACTGGTCCAAGGAGGCCTTTGCGGGCGTGAAGGTGAAGCGGATTGCCGCTGACCCCTACGCCGCCGCCTACCTGCTCGAGCGATGGAGGGCCGACGGCCACGAGGTCGCCGCGGTCCAGCAGTCCAACAACCGCCTCCTCTCCCCCGTGATCGACGATTACGCCAACCGCATCCGGCAGGGCCGCATCCTCCACGCACCCAGTGAGCTGGTGGCGTGGCAGCTCTCGTGCGCCCGCAAGTTCACCACGTCCAAGGATACCGCGAAGATCGTCAAGGCGGGCAGTACAGTGACCGGCCGGGGCGGTGTCGGCCACATCGACAATATCGACGCCCTCCTCAACGCACTCGCCGCGCTTCGTGCCGCGGAGATTGAGGACGCCGCCTATCAGGACGCCGGGATCGCCGTCGTCGCATAAAACAGGAGCTCTCCGCATGGCCATTCTCGACTGGCTCGTATCCCCCGCCGACCGCGAAATAACCCGCAACGGCCTCCGCTTCAGGATTTCCTACTCCCCGTCGGACAACGAGGACCGGGCGTGCATCGACCTCTTGAGCATTCCCGCCATCAGCGCCGGGATCGAAGTGAAGGCCAACGACGTCTCCCAGATCCCCATCTACCTGTATCTCCGCACCGATGCCGGCCGCCAGCGCGTCCGCAACGCCCTTGACTACCGCCTCTCCCACCAGCCCAACCGGTACCAGAACGCGGCGACATTTTGGAAGACCGTCGCGATGCAGGCCACCGTCGCCGAGTGCTTCGTCGCCACCCGGGGGGGAGAGCTCAACCTTCTCCCCTTCGGAAGCACCGTCCGCTACACGACCGCCGCCGGCGAGGTGCGCTATGCCGTGACCTACACGGCCGAGGAACTCAAAGGCATGGGGCTGGACGCGACCGCCGTGGTCGTGAAGGCCGACTATGCCTATGGCGAAGTCTGGCACTTCTGGACCTTCCAGAACGAGGCCGGCACCCCCGTGCCGATGCGTTCGCGGTTCAAGAAGGTGCTCGGCCTCGCCGCCGACGTCTACGCCTACACCACCAACGTCTACAACCGCGGCGGCAGCATCGTCGGTTACCTCTCCACCGATCAGAAGGTCGACGCTGACAAGAAGACGGGCGTGATCCAGGCGTTCAAGGCCCTGTTCAAATCCAGCCGCACGAACGCCACCGGCGCCGATCAGCTCATGGCCGCCCTCGATAACGGGTGGAAGTTCAACAAGCTCGACCTAACGCCGCAGGAGATGATGCTGCTGGACACCAAGAAGGACCTTAAGCGGGACCTCGCCCAGATCGTCAATGTACCCCTCTGGAAGATCGGGGAGCTGGAGGATTACAAGTACGCGACCGCCGAGGCCGCCCAGCGGGAGTACCTCGTCTCCTGCCTCAATCCCCTCCTCAACCAGATCGAGAGCGAAATCAACGCCAAGGCCATCGCCGACTTCGAGCGGCCGTATTTCTACGTGGAGTTCAGCCGCGACGCCCTGATCAGCATTGACGCCCAGACCATGGCCACCATCGACGACCTCGCCGTGAAGAACGGGACGATGTCGTTTGACGAGTACCGCGCCCGGCGGAACCTGCCCGCCGTCCCGGGTGGGTCCATCCGCCAGGTGCCGGTGAACGTGACCTCCGCCGAGTTCCTGATGGAATCCGAATCGCTGAAGCTGGAGAGCCTTCGCGCCGACATCGCCCTCAAGCAGGCCCAGGCCAGGGCCGCGGGCGCCCCCGCCACCGCCGTCAACGTCACTCTGCCCGCACTGCCCCCCGCCCCGGCCGCCCCGCCGGCCGATGCCCCGGCCGAACCCGCCACCGACTTTGCCGCCGCCCTCCGTACCGCCCAGGCCCGGGCCGCCGGCATGATGCCCGGGCTCGAGGCATGGAAGGACCCGTCCGCGATCGCGGCGATGGCCACCGCCGTCTGCGCCGACGTCGCCGCCCTCCACGGCCTCGAAGACCTCGCCGGCTTCGCCGCCCGGTACGCCGAGGCCACGGCCAAGCGCCTCGCCACCGCCGCCGCCGTCTCCCCCGCCTACGAGGTAAACCGCGCCGTGAACGCCGCCAACCACGAGGCCCTCAAGCTCGCCCATGGGGTGAAGGTGAGGGTCCGCTGGGTGGGAGGCGCCAACGACGGCAAGGAGCAGCCGGTGGGCACGCCGTGGGCGGACGGCATGCGCCACCCGCCCCTCACCGCCGAGGAGTGCGACTGTTTCCTTGTCCCGGCCCGGTAGGGCAAGTTCCTTGCCGCCGGCATTTGGGCGTAGTCTGCCCCCATGCTCAGTAACCGCACAATCGAGGGGTGGCTCATTCGCTACGGCCAGCGGAGCCGCCCCCTCGCCCTTCCCAACGGCCGCACGGTCTACGAGATCATTGAGCCGGACGCCTTCCGGGACTCCGTGGCCGCCATCAACGCCGGCCTCGCCACGATCGAGGCGAACATTGAGCACCGCAAGGACGACGCCCTCATGCGTCTGGGCACCACCGACCTGAACGTCACGGTGGAGCACCGGGCCGAGGGCGTGTATGCCGCCGTGAAGCTCATGCCCGATTCGATTTCCGAGGACCTGTTCGTCCGCATCGAGAGCGGCATGGTGAGGGGCCTTTCCGTTGAGTTCGCCCCCGCCCCGGGCGTCGAGGCCGCTTACGAGGTGCTCGGCGACGGAAACTATCTCCGCCGCTGGTCCACCCTTCTCCTCCGCGGGTTCGCGGTGGTGGCGGAGCCGGCGTACTCCGGGAGCACAATCACCAGGACCACCGCCGCCCCCGCCGATGCCACCTTCGCCCGCTCCCTCTCCGCTGCCGACGCCGAGCAAGCCGCCGCCGACATCGCCCGCATCGAAGCCACCAAGCAACGCCAGTACTACGAATACCAAGGATTCTTGCTGGGGGTCCGTCAGTAGCACCGACCGCCCCCGCCGGGGGGCGCGCTACGCTCACCAGCTCACCAGAAACGCTGCCATACAGGAAAAGACCCAATGAACCTCAAGGAACTCAAGGCCAAGTACCAGGGCATCCTCGACAAGGCCAAGACCGAGAACCGCTCCCTCTCCGCCGCGGAAACCGCCGACCTCGACGGCATCAAGAAGGACATCGAACGCCTCGAGGCCGAAGCCGCGACGGCCGTCCAGAACGCCGCCGCCGATGCCGCGCAGAACCGCAGCGCGTCCGCCGCGGGCGCCAACGCCCCCGCCCAGAGCGCCGGCACCAATGCCGACGTCGCCACCGCGGTCCAGACCCGCAACGCCGCCGCCGCGGCCGCCGGCAACGCCGCCGACCCCCGCACGGTCGACTCCAACACGTACCTCCGCAGCATCTCGCGCGGCGGGAGTGACGTGGGCAACCGGGAGGTGGTCAACGACGTTGTGCGGCAGTTCGAGGAGGAATCCCCGATCTTCGCGGCCCACACCGCCAAGCAGCTCCGCCTCACCGGCAACACCTACTCGTACCCCAAGGTGACCGCCACCCTCGCCAACGGCTACAAGAAGACCGAAGGCAACGCCGGCACGGATGACACGACCTCCGCCATCACCATGGTCAACCAGACCTTCTCCACGTACGACGGCGAGAGCATCCTCGTCACCCAGGAAATGTTGGACGACAGCGGCTTCGACGTGGCGCAGGAAGTGATCGGCGTCGGCTCCGCCAAGGCCGCGGCCGCCTTCGACTCCGACGCGGTCGACGCATTGGAGTCGGTCGACGCGACCCCCACCGAGACCGCCACCACGAGCTGGGCGCTGTCCGACCTCACCGCCGCCTTCTTTGAGTTGCCCAACCGCAACCGCATGGGCGTCAAGTACACCGCGTCGGGCGCCACCATCGGGGCCCTCGTGTCCCTCATGACCAACGACAACCTCCCGCAGCGTCAGGCCATCGGCTTCCTGCCGGAGAACCTCCTCACCGACGACAACGTCACCGCCGACCTGGTGATCGTGGGCAATATCTCCAAGGCCCTTGCCGTGGGCATGAAGACCCCCGTCCGCGTGTTCGTGGACGAGACCAGCAAGGGCAAGACCTTCGAAGTCCAGCCCCGCATGGCCGTCGGCCTGCGTGATTCGACCGCGGTCGCCCTCCGCAAGAAGAAGGCGTCGTAAGACCCTCCCCACCGCCATCCACCAAAGGCCTCGCCGGTACCTCGCCCGGCGGGGCCTTTTCCTTTGGGAACGGCAAGTATGACGATTCCCCGGACCGCCCCCAGAATTGGCCCATCAGAGAATACGAGGACCCGCCGTGCCGATCGAACTGACCCCCATTCCCGCCGACGACGCACCTGAAGGCGGCGTACGCATCAGCGTGACCCGCGCCGGCTCCGGCCTGCCCGTGGCCGCGGCCCTCGTCTGGGTGACCAGCGACGCCGCCGGCAACGACACCGTCGACGGCCCCAGCCTGACGGACACCTTCGGCATCGTGCGATTCTCCCTCGCCGACGGCGGCAGCTATTTCATCTGGCTCAAGAAGAAGACCGAGCAGCCCATCAAGGGCGTCGCGTTCACCGCGAGCGAGACCGAGGGGAACGCCTTCCAGACCGCCGCCAGCACCGCCCCCGGCGCCGCCAGCAGCCTCGCCACCGCCCTGCTCGCCCGGGTGAAGGCGGAACTCCGCGTGGTCGACGATGACGAGGACGACCGCCTCCTCCGCCTCATCGACGAGGGCATCGCGGCCCTGCAGGACTTCCGTACCAAGACCATCGTGGAGACCATCACCGACCCTGAGACCCAGGCCACGCTCTCGCTCATGCAGATCAGATATGTGGTGGTGTACGTCGCCCAGCAATTCGAGGGGGACGAGAGCTTTGGGGAAGCCCTGAGCGCAATCCTCGAGCAGGTGAGGGACAAATGAAGTTCATCATCCACGCGTGCGAGCTCAACAAGCCGGTGACGATCCAGGAGACGACCTTCGTGGTCGACGACAAGGGTAACCGTGTCCAGCGGACCGGCACGGTGGCCAAGGCGTGGGCCAAGGTGGATCCTCTTTCCGGCCGCGAATACCAGCGGGCCCAGAGCTTCGGCGCAAGCGTCTCCCACAAGCTCACGATCCGGTACATCAAGGGCGTCAAGCCCACGCAGACCATCGTTTTGAACGGCCGCCGGCTGCGGATCAACGGCATCGTGAACCCCGGGGAGCGGAACGTCGGCCTCGAGTTGTTCTGTGAGGAGCTGGTGTGATGGCACAGACGCCCACGGTGGAAGGCTTCGACGAGTGCATTAAGGCCATCCGCGAACTCGAGCAGGAGTACCCGCGCACGGTGTTCGGCCGGGCGCTCAGGGCCGGCGCCAAGGTCATACTCGCCTCACTGGTGAGTCTCGCCCCCGTGCGCAGCGGCGACACCCGCGGGGCCCTGAAGGTGCGGGCCGGCAAGCGCCGCAAGAATTTTCAATCCATGGTCGCCGGCATCCCCGAGGGGTTCTTCAAGGGGGATCAGTTCTACGCCGGGTTCGTGAACTACGGCTGGAAGACCGGCAAGCGCGGCAGCGCCAACCGCCGGCAGATCCCGGGCGAGCATTGGGCCGAGATCGGCTTTGACGACGTGAAGGATGCCGCCCTCGCCCGCGTGACCCAGGTGCTCAAGGAGCACGTTGAGAAACTGAAGGCCAAGTGATGCTGACCCTCTTTAACGCCATCTTCCGCCGCTTCACCGCCGATGCCGACGTGCGCGACATTGTCGGCCGCCGTGTGTGGGAGGGTGTGGCCCAGGAGAACCGCTACCCGCTGGTCACCGTCGACGTGCGGGAGAACGAGGACGACGCGATCGACCCCAAAGAGGCCCCGCACTGGACGGTCACGGTTACATGCGAGACCACGGCCGCGCATGTTAGAAATACTCTCGCCGCCGCTGTGAAGGCGTGCCTCAACCGCCAGGAGTGGGAAGACGAAAACGTCGCCGTTGTCAGCGTGTCGCTGCTCGACTCGAACACGTCCGACACGTCGGACGGGAATAACGCGGAGGCTGTCTACTTCGAGGCGGAACTGGTTTTTGAATTCATTGCAGCCGTCTAACGGCAGGAGAACCCCATGACTACCCCGGCGACCCAGAAGGTCGGCAACAAGACCAAGCTGTACTACAGCCTCGACAACACCACGTGGACCGCCTTCGCCAAGATCGAAAAGATCAAAGGCGGAAAGATCAACGCGCCCGAGGTCAAGACCACAACGCTCGACTCGGACGCTGAGGAGCGCCAGCCCGGCCTGCCGGACTACCAGCCCATCGAGGCGGACATCCGCTATGCCGCCTCGATGACCACCATCATCAAGGGATGGATGGACAACCAGACCAGCCTGTATTTCAAGGTCGAGGTGAATGATGGCACGAGCACGAACACCAGCGATGCCGTTCAAGGCTACGTCTCCGACTTCGACCCGTTTGGTGAACTGGTGAACAACAAGGAAATCATCAGCAGCATCACCATCGCCCGCAGCGGCAAGAGCACCTTTACCCCGGCGACGTAACCCGCCGCCATAGAAAGGCCCCCTATGGAACTTGTCGAACTCACGAACCCTGCCGCCTTCAAGCGCCGCAAGGTGAAGCCCGTCACCTTCGACGGATCGATCGCCTATATCCGCGTGATGTCCGGCCGGGACCGGGCGGATTGGTGCACCTACGTCCGCACCAACGCCGACCGCACGGACGGGGACGAGATCGAGGTCTACACCCGCCTGCTCTCCCTCACCCTCTGCGACCGCGACGGAAACCGCCTCTTTGCCTCGCCGGAGGAGGTCGCCGCCACCGTGGACGCCCGGGCCATCGCCCTGCTGTTCGACGCCGCCCTCGACTACAACAAGCTCACGAGCGAGACGGTAGACGCGGAAAAAAAAGACTAAGCGGGGATTGGGAGGCGCGCTTCTGGCACCTCCTCGCCCCGCACCTGCACCATCAAAGCGTTGAGGCGTGCCAGGAGGCCGTGGATTCCGAAGAATTCGCCCGCTGGATGGCCGCCTACGAGTTGGACCCTTGGGACCCTTGGAAGGTCCAGATGATTCTCAGCCGCGGTTTTCGCTACCTGCTGGCCTCCAAGGGTATCCAACTCGACGCCGAGGCGCTCGACCCCACCCTCGCCCCCGAGGATGAGGACATGGGCGCCAAGGCCCTCGCGATCTTCAACGCCAGCGCCACCACGAAGTAAGGGCAGCACGCTATGGCCATTTTCGCTTCACTCATCGCCCGGCTCGGCATGGACACCGCCCAGTGGACCGCCGGCAACGTCAAGGCCCGGGAAGAAGTCGAGAAGACCGGCAAGACCTCCCGCGGCATCTTCAAGGAACTCGACAGCCTCTTCGGCAAGAAGGCCTACAAGTCCAGCGAGTTCGGCCAGCTCATGAAGCTCGTCGCCGGCGGAGGCGCCATCGCCGGCCTCTCGATGGCCGCGGGCTCCGTCAAGCACATGACCAGCAGCATCCTCGAGATGCAGCAGGCATTCCGCAGAGGGCAGGCCACCGCGTACGACCTCGCCGACGGCATCGCCAACGCCATCCCCGTCTTCGGCAGCCTGTACGGCGCCGCCCGTGACGTGCGCGAGATGATCACCGGGGAGACCGCCGCCGAAGAGCGACTGCTCGCCGTCTACCAGCGGCAGAAGAAGGCCGCCGACGAGAAGACCGCGGCGATTCTCAAGGCCAAGAAGGCCGTGCGCGACTACGGCTTTGACACCCAGGAGCAGACCGAGAAGGCCTTCCAGGCCATTGACCTCGCCAACACAAACGACGAGGTCAAGAGGCAGGTGTTGCAGATCCAGCAGGCCTACCAGGAGAACGTAACCAAGGCCAAGAAGGACCTCGCCGCGTTCCTCTCGACCAACCCGGCCAAGGGTCTCGCCGAACAGTACACCAAGGACAACCTCGCCCTTCGCGCCGTGCTCTTGGAACAGAAGCAGGCCGAGGTCGCCAAGGTCCGGCGGGACGCCGATAAGAAGCACATGGAAGAGACCGAGCGGATGATGAAGGACCGCCGCCGGGAGGAACTCGCGGCGATCGCCGAGACCGAGCGGGAGCAGTCCGGCGCCCTCAACCGCCTCAAGAGCAAACTCGAGAACGACATCAAGGAGGGGGAGAAGCAGGTCGCCTACCGCGGGGTAAACACCCCCAGCGTCCGCGGCGGGTTCGGGGCCATCAACACCCCGGAAGTGCAGACGCGGCTCCTCGCCGTGAACACGCAGCAACTCGACCAATTGAAGCGCGTCAATGACGCCCTCCGCCGGCTGGGGGAGAAGACCGACGACGAGATCCTCATGACGATCCCCGGGATTTAGCCGGGAAGGGAGCGCAATGGCTTGGGTATCCACCAACCTGATCAGCATCAGCGGCGAAGGCGACAGCTCGAGCGGCTCGGCCACCGAGACCCGCGTGTATCAGGTCAAGTTTGACGACACGACCGCCACCAGCGTCGATGCCCGCAACGCCTCCGGCGTGCCCGCCTACGGGGCCCAGCTGGGGAGCTATCAGCTCTACGTCACCAGCAAGGACGCCGAACAGGACGAGAAAAACCGCAAATACTGGAGCGTCCGCGTCACCTACAAGGCTCCCACCGGGGACAACAATATTGCCATCCGCCCGCCCGGTGCGACCAAATGGGCCGTGCAGGTCAGCATCACCTCCGTGCCGGTGCAGGTGCCGGTCACCCAGGACATTAACGGCAAGATCATCGCCAACACCCTCGGCGAGCCGATCCAGCCCGTGCTCTCCCGGGTTATTCACGACATCCAACTCAACGTGACCTACACCACCGACAGCCCCGATATTGCGACCATCATGGCGTGTCTTGAGCACGTCAACGCCGATGATCACACCATCGCCATCGGGGGCGGGACGTACACGATCCCCGCCGGCTCCATGAAGCTCGACGCGTGGGCGCTCAACGAGAGTTACGACAGCGACGGCAACAAGCAATGTCAGGTGACCTTGCAATTCCTGCTGCGGAACCAGGTCAGCGCCAGCGGGGACAACTGGCACGAATTCGTGCCCAACATGAGCTATTACCTCGACGACGGCAGCGGCAACCTCTACCCCATCACCGACGGCAATAACCAGCCGGTGAATGAGCCCAAGTACATCGCTTCGGACGGCCTCGCCATCCTCGAGACGGGTGACGACGTGTACCTCAATGAATTCGTGACCGTGCCCTCCACGAGTTTTACCACCCTGCTCAGCGAGATCCCGTAATGGCCAAGCGTGCGACATTCACCCCGGAGGCCGCGGCGTTCATCGCCCGACAGGCCCTCTACACCGCCGGCCTCCCCCGCAACCCCAAGGGCGCCTCCCGCCGTGGCGGCCCGCCCCGGTACGACCCTCTCCTCGCCCGAATCACCGGAGTCTCCGGCAGCTTCCCTAAGTGGACCTACACGGTGCAGCGCGTCATCGCTTACGACAGCACCCTCACCGGCGCCGCCAGGGCCGTGACGGACGGCACGAACCTTACCGCCTACAACGGCTTCGAGCTCGTGACCGGCACCGCCCCCTACACCCACGCAGACGGGGTGACCATCTCCAACGCCACCGACGGCACCGTGAATAGCGGTTCGTGCAAGATCAAGAGTATCGCCGTGGGCGCCGTCGTCTGGGTTGTTCCCGTGTTCAATGCCTCCGCCGACGGGTCGGTCACCTACCTGTTCTCCGTTCCCAACTCTGCCCAGTGAGGTGAACCATGCCCGTACACGCCTGTTGCTGCGGAGCACCTTGCACCCCCTGCGTGACCGGCGCGACCTTCCCCGGCACGTACACCGTCACATACCCGACCTCTGTGTCCATTGCTGGATGCACACTGAACCCCAGTTCCGCCCCGTGCACGCCGAGTGCCGGGTCGCGGGTGGCCTTTCCGGCGTTCGGCGACCCTAAGCGGTTCTCGGTCCAGTTCTTCAATGACTGCGTTGGTGGGGTGGCGTACGGCGTTGCGATCAGCATCTATTGCTCGGGGAAGTTCAACGCCCTGTTTCCGACCATGCAGTTCGGGGACGCCTGCAGTTATAGCGTTTGTGCGATCCAGTTTCAGGACGGGACGTTCACCGGCGGGCAGCCGAACAATTGGTATCTGTTTTGGGTGCGGCCGTGGGACCCGGCCAACCCCAACAACACCCACGCGGGAACTTATACGTTCGCCGGGGGATACTTCCAGATCGGCCCCGGCGGAAGCCCGACAGGCATGTGTGCGGGGATCGTGGCTACAGACTTGACGGTGAGCTGATGGCGTGCGAGCACTGGCAGGATTGCGGCATCACGGGCGGGGGGTGCTGCGGCATCAAGGCCTACGACCGCCCCAGCCTCGGCACCTGCCGGCAGTGCCCCAAGAACACGGCCGCGGGCCAGTGGCCTCTCGTAACCCTCACCACCCCCGCAGACCTCTCACGGACGTCCCCGGCAGCCCTCCCGGTGAATCAGTGGCCCCGGTGGGCGCGATGGCTGGAAGCCCGCCGGCAGCCCGGGGAAGTGGGGGCAGGTGACACTCTCGCCCGGATCCTCGATGGCCGCGGCGGCGCCGCATACAAGCGATGGTTCAAAGCGATCACCGGCGTGGACTGCGGGTGTGAGGATCGGCGAGCCCGCCTCACCATTGCCTACTCGTATAGTGCCGAGAGTTTAGCCAGGTCAGAGTCGCCCGGCCGGGGCACACAACAATAAAAACGACGCCGCGATTCTACGTCGCTCGTTTCAACTCTCCACTTCTATTTCACACAAGACAGTGCATTGCAGATGCAAGTGAGTTGCATGTGCACTCAGCGGATTTCAGATCGCAGTTTCGCGTGACAGTGGGGGCAGAAGTAATCGTACCCGCTCATGAAAACGGCATAGAGCAGCCCCGGGATCACGGCGATCAGGAGCAGGAAGATCATCACGATGGCGCTGCCCCGAGACTTCTTCTCCGGCTTGCCCACGTACCCGCAGTTGGGATTTGTGCAGATGATCTCCCCTGGCCCGGGCGTGCGCGCGGCCGGAGTCGCGATGGATGCCGTGACGTGGGGAGCGCCGGCCTTGGGCCCCTGGAGCCGGGCGTAGCATTCCGGGCAGACGACGTCGTCCTTCCAGACGCACGGCTGCTCGAGCTTGCCGATGGTTCGGTCACAGTTGGCGCATTTTTCGAGGGTTTGCACGATGCACTCCTTCTTCCCCGGGTAACGTCCTGCGTTGTGATGGCGTCAGGGTACCGCCACACTCCCCCTTCGGCAACTGCGTTGTTCCCGCCCCCTCTCCGCACAATGCCCTGCAGAATTCCTTCTCGGGGGCCGCCGGCGCACGATGGCGTGACCGGCGGCTCTTTTTTTTGCCTGCAAGGCCCCGTCCCGCCCCGCTGCTGGCACTTTATCCCCAGGGCCGACTCCGGGCCTCCAGATCCATACGTAGGCCGTCAGTGGCCACAAAAGAAAACGGCCCGCCGTTGAGGCAGGCCGCGTGCTTGCACTTGCCGGGCTGCCACGTCTCAGAAAAAAACCGCAGGACTCACGCGGAAGTGCTCCGACAACCGCGCGATTGCCTTCTTGCTGAGCTCGCGCTTCCCCGTCAGGATCAGCGAGACCAGGGGCTGGCTGCCGACGATCTTCGCGAGATCCGCCGGCTTCATGCCGTTGGACTCCATGAGGTGCCTGAGCACCTCGTGCGGCTTGGCCTTCGGGAGCGCCGCCGCGTGCCGCGCGTCATAGTCGGAAATCAGGATGTCCAGCACATCGAGATATTCCAGTTCGCCGGGCGTCAGGTGCTCTTCGCCTTTGATCGCCAGCTCGCTTGCGAGCGCGGCGGCCTCCTCGTACTCGGCCGCCGACTCCAGCACCCGAAGCCGGAACCGCGCCACGAGCGCCCCGTAGGCTTCAGCGACTTCGTTATCCGCACACATTGTCATAGCTGGTCTTTCCAAGTGTTTTTGTCGTACTCTTTGTGGGTGAGGAACAGCATCACGAACACCCGCTGACGGTCGAAGTGGACCGCCGTGATCATCCGATACGTGTTTCCTCGGATGTCGAACACGATCGCATTCTTGTCCCGACCGGGTCCCACCTTCACCAGATCCGCGCTGGTGTACGTCTTCCGGAGTTCGGCGAAGTTTTTCCATCCGGCGCCCTCCACAACCTTGACCCAGCTCGCCAGGGCCGTTGCGGCGTCCCGGTACTGGTCGGCCCACTGCTTGATCGTCGTGCGTTTGATGATCCTCATGCCGCGTCGAATTATGGTGTCCTATCGGGCCGAAGTCCACCGCAATATTACAAAAAGTAATAATTTCATAATTCCGCAATCTCGGCCGACGCGAGTCCCATAGTGAACCGGCCCGCGATGCCGGGAGGCGATCGCGGGCCGGGGGGAGAAGGACACAGGGTAATGCAGTCACGCGGACGGCATCTGCGGGTTGGACTCCACGAAGGCCTTTGCCAAGGCTCTCGCGATATCCACGGTCTCGGTGACCAAATCTTCGGCCACGATGCCCTCGCGGAACCGCTTTGCCGTCAACGTCGCCGCCGCTTGGATGATGCTGGCCTGCACTTCGGGCTTCGAGACGTCGATGTACATGCCTTCGTCGGGTTTTGCCATGATCGTCTCCTTGAATGATTACTCGTCCGTGTAGCGGATTCCCAAGATCTTGTTGATGGCTTCCTGATTCTCCAGGCTGATGCCGTACCGGCCTCGAAGGTACGAATACAGCAGATCCCGGCTCATTTGCCCCGCCAGCTGCTGCGAAAGCCAGTACGTCGATTTCCCCTGCCGCTTCAGCACCTCTTTAACGGCCTCGCGGTGGCTCTGCCACTTTGCCATGTCCCTCTTTCGCGTCTTCGGACCTGATTTTCGTGGCATGTTATCGACCCTCGCAGCTTGACGTAATCGCGTCCAGCTGTAATATTACAGTCTGACACTAACAAACTGTCAATGAGGAGGATTTTGAGGCGCAAAAACAAATTGCCCGCGGCACGTGGCCACGGGCAATGTCGTTCGGGTGGTTCGCACCCAAGGATGTCTGAGCAACGTCTACGGTAGTCGAACCCCCCGAACAGGTCAATAGGTGAATTCCGCATTGCGGCGCGCACCACCGGTGCGCGCCTCGCGGACCGCTGCCGCCCGGTATGGCGGTTGGGAGGTCCCCCCCCATGGCCAAGAAAACCACATCTCGCCCACTCTCCAACCCCGTCCCCCAGGAAGACGGCCCCTCATGGATCCCGGCGACCCACCGAGACGCCGCCCGCGTCCGGCAGGGCCTCGCCTGCATGGCCGACGAGGACCGCGTCGCCGCCGTCGTCTCCGGCCTCGCCCGCGACGGCACCGCCGCCCGCATTCAGGACTGCAACGGCAAGGAGTCCGTCGTCCCGTTTGCCGGCCTGCTCGTCCCCGTCGCCGAATCGCTGGCGGATGTGACCACGGCCGATACGGCACCCCCGAAGCAGACCGCCCTCGACGCGCGGCGACTCGTCACCCTGACCGCCGCGATCGACGCCATGGTTGAGGGCGCTGTGGTGAAAGGGGAAGGCGGCAACACCAACCTCCTCCTCGCCACCTTCGGCCCCAGTGGCCCGGTCGAAGTCGAGGACATCCTGGACGAAGGCGTGCGGCAGATTCGGTCCGCGATCGTCACACTTTCCGAACACGCCGAGCACCTCGCCGGCCGGACGCTGTACGCACTCGCTCGGCAGGGGACGCCGGCCGCCATACCGCCCGCCCCGCCGTCAGGCGAGACGTACCCGCCTATCACCTCGTCCGGCCCAGTGCGTTGGGCCCATGTCCACGAGCTGCTCGTCCGGGCAAGCGCCGAGGTCGCCCGCGTGCAGGACGAGGCCGCGACTATCACCGTCGACGGCCGCGAGGTCAAAGCCGCCGATCCCGTCTGCGCCACCAACGTCGCCGCCGCCGTCCGCAAGGCGCTCGACGAGTGGCGCGAGCTGGCGGACACCTCAGTCGAGCACGCCATCCTGGAAGCGGGGACGCGGGAAGGGGGTGTCCTATGAGACGCATCGACCAAGGATCCTTCGTGATCGGACTCTGCCGCAATGCGTTCACCGGGGAGACGATCCGACGCAGCGGTCGCGCATTCAGGGTTTACTTTGAGTGGTGGCTTGTGACGCGGGAGGGCGTCGTCCCAGCGATTGCGGTAGAGGCGGTTCCGCGGGTCAACAACAGCGACGAGCCTGAGGCCCGCGCCGCTGCCGCAGATGCCCTCCTCCGGCACCTCTCTACGTGTTTGCCATCTGCAGCGATGACGTTGAGGATTCGCGAGGCGCGCCAACTGGTGACGCGCCTCGCGCCCGCAGTCGCCCGCGTGAGTTCTCGACCCTAGCACCAAGGAGTACAGCAGATGTCGCAGCAGGAACTGACCGTGCCCGAAGCCGCCGAATACCTCGGCGTGACGGCCAAAGACGTGCGAGGGTACATCGCCCGCGGCGAACTGGCGGCGTGGAACAAGACGATCAACCCCACCACCTGCCGCCCCCGCTACCGCATCCCCCGCAAGACGCTGGACGCGTTCAAGGAGAGCCGGATGGTGCGGCAACTGCCCAAGCATCCACCGACCCGCCGCTCGCTCCAGATGCCCCGGATGCGCCTCTGAGGCACCACGCCCGCACGTGTGGCGCCCTACAACTTACAGGAGCATCATCATGGGTGAACGACTCAGCATCGAAAAAGCCGCACGCCGCATCGGCCGCCGCTGCGAGGTGGTCATGCAATGGATCCTCTCCCGGAAGCTCCAGGCGTTCCGCGTCGGCGGCAGCGACGAACACCCCCGCCTGCAAGTGGACTCCGACCAGCTCCAGAAAGTCAAGGACCAGGAGGAAGCGTGGGTGCCCCCGGCCGCCCCGCCGCCGAAGCGGCCGTTCCGCCGCCCCCAACGCGGGCCGCTGCATCCCGCGGCCATGCACATGTGATATGATTCCTAGCGGGAGTGCCGGCTGATCCCCGGCCCAAATCGCTCCCCGGTGGCGCCGTCCTCACCTGCGGCTGCCACCGGGGGGCGGCCCGCTCCTCTTTCAGGTGAGGATTCCCAAATGGATAGCCATTCGGACGTTCAGTTCACATTGAACGCAATCCAAAAAGCTTACGCAAACCCAGACGGCCTATTCACCTTCGATCTGTGGGCTGGCCCTGAGTGGGAGGAGTTCTGCCGCAAGCATCCCTCCTCGATTGCCGACGCCCTCGACCAGTGGGCGCGCACGGTTCCGAGCCAAGTAAAAGCCACTCACCGCGCGAGACACATCAATCCCCACCATGACCTCGTCCGGGCCATGGCCACGCACATCAAGGATCTCACCACCGATCTGCTCTTTGACAATCGCACGGACCTCGCCAACCAGATCAAAGACGATTACCAAAAGCTCGCGACCCTCGTGCGCAAAGTCAGCCAGAACATCAGCGACTTTTTGGACAAGAACCCCGCCAGCTACAAAGAGAAAGACCCCCCGGTGTACGACGTCCTCCTCGACGTCGGCATCTTCATAACGGTGCTGCAACTTTCCCGGCAGATCCGACGGGTCGAGGCCATGCGGAAGCTCAAGGAGCCTGACGGTCGCGAGGCACCCGCGGACAAACAACCAGCCGCACTCCCCACCAAGCCGGCAAGCTCTCAGGAACAGCCAACCGATCATGGCGAAGATTTCACGTGGGTAAAGTGGTTCGGGGAGACATATCGCTTTGCCTTCGGTAATCAGTCGCGTTCGATCGCTCTTCTGTGGAAGGATTGGGAGAAGGATGGACTCGGCCTTCATGAGAAGACGATCGGCGAAAGCGTCGGCTCAGCCTCGGACTCGTTCCGCCTTTCTGATACGTTCAAGGATCATCCAGCGTGGGGCAGCCTGATCGTGCGGGGCGACAGGAAAGGCATCTACAGGCTGAAAAAACCAGAAAAAATCTGATAACCACACCCTAGCCACGCCCCACCCACGGTTCAGCCACAGCCACCCATGCTCTAATCGGGGGCATGGAAAACGACAAACTTCTCACCGTTATCGGCATCAGTAGAACCCTTCGCCTACCCACGAAATGGATCAAGGACGAAGCGATCGCAGGAAGGCTGCCCTGCCTCCAAGTAGGCAAGCGGCTTTTCTTCAACCGCAATGCCGTTGAGGCCTCGCTCCTCGCGAGGGCGTCCGGACGCGAGGCCGCCCAGCCCCCGACGCAGCCTCGCGCGATCCTGATGGAACGGCCCTGCCGCTGGCTGCTCCGGGTACCGTCTTCCCTGCTCACCGACGACGCGAAACTGACATGGCTGGCCCTCGCCACGCGCATAGCCGACGACGAAGAGGTGCTTCTCGACCCGCTGCGGCTCCACCTATACACAATGCTGCCAGCCAAGCGCGTGGAGGCGGCAATTTCATCTCTCGCCGCCCTGCAACTTATCACGGTTCGACCCGAGCCGACCGGGGAACGATGGTTCCGAATGCATGTTCCGCCCGCGCTTGAAAGCATGGAGCCGGAGTTCCAGACCATCGTCGGCAACGACCCAGCCAGCCAGACGAAGCGGGCCGCCATCGTCAAGAGCGCTGTTGAAAAGTGGCAGTCACAGCTCGCATCCGAAAGGAAGGCGCAGACGAAATGAATACCGAAACAGGCCCCTTCCCCGCCGTTGTTATTGATCAGGAATTCCGCGACCTCATCCCGCCCCTCTCCTCCGACGAACGCGCCCGGCTCCAGGTGAGCCTGCAGGAGGAGGGCTGCCGCGACCCGCTGGTGGCATGGGGTCGTGTCCTCATCGACGGGCACCACCGCTACGCCATCTGTCAGGAGCACCGCATCCCCTACCGGGTTGTTCCCATGGAGTTTGAGTCCCGGAACGCAGCGATGTGGTGGGTGTTCAACAACCAGCTTTCGCGCCGCAACCTCACCGACTACCAGCGCACAGAGATGGCCCTCAAGATGAAGCCAGTCTTCGAGGCCATGAACAAGGAACGCCAGCGGGCGGCCGGTGGGGCGGAACCCGGCAAAACCAAAGTTGGCCAAAACGGGCAGCAAAACACCCCAAAAACCCCGGAGAAAACGCAAAAAGCGCTTGTGCAGAATTCTGCACAAGCGCTCAAGACCCGGGACGCCATTGCGACCGCCGCCGGGGTGTCCCATGACACCGTTCGGAAGGTGGAGCACATCGTGGAGAAGGCCACGCCCTCGCTCGCCGACGCCGCACGTGAGGGAAAGGTCAGCATCAGCGCCGCCGCGGCCGTCGCCGACCTCCCCAAGCCGGAGCAGCGCCAGATCGTCGCCGCCGGCCCGGAGGCGGTGAAGGCCAAGGCGAAGGAACTCCGGGAGGAGAAGGCCCCCTCACCCAAGACCGAAGCACGCCCGGCACCCGCCGACGAGGTCGACCGTCTCATGTCAGAGATCGCCACCATCGTCGCCAAGCCCGGCCCGCAGGTGTCCTACCTCCATCTCCGCAAGAAGTTCGCAGCGTTGCAGGAGGCCTATGCGAACGTTCGGGTGAACAAGAAGCCCGCGAAGGCCAAGTGGAAGTTCCGGGAGGACTGCCCGCCGCGCGTCCGGCAGGCATTCGAAGAGTCCGCGATCGTCGACGACACGCTGAACCTCCTCGACCGGGCGAAGGCCAACGTCAATCGGATGGTGCCCAGCGAAAAGCCGAGGGAAGACGGCCAAGCACCGGAAAAGATGCTCTGTGCCTCGCAGATGAAGCGGAACATCATCGTCGATGGAATCGACACCGCCCGCGATCACATAGCTGCTTATCGACCGCACGTCGCTTGCGGCTACTGCGCCGGCACAGGGCTCAATTCCAGCGGCAAGAAGTGCACCTGCGGCGGTTTTGGATGGCTGCCCAAGGCAGTCGGATCTGTGCCATCCGAAAAACTCGCCGCTGTCGAGGGGATGGTGCGGAAACTATGAAGTTGAGGCCGTATCAAGCTGCCGCGATCGAGGCCATCCTCTCCCGCTACGCCGCGGGGGACCAGAGGGTGATGATCGAAATGCCTACCGGGTCGGGCAAAACGGTTATTCTGGCGGAACTCGCCAAACTATTCATGGGGCACGGGCGCATCTTGGTCGTCGCGCATCGCGATGAACTGATCCGGCAGGCCGCTGCCAAGATTCGTGCCATCGCAGGCATCACCCCCGCCATCGAGAAGGCCGAGGAATTCAGTGCGGAAAATGACATGCACGGCCGCCCGGCCGTCATCGTCAGCTCTGTTCAGACGCTGACCTCCGGGAAGGACCCTACGCGGCGACGCATGCACAGGTTCAACCCACGCGAATTCGGCTTGGTCATCCTTGACGAGTGCCACCACGCGGTGGCTGACAGCTGGGTCGAAGTGGCCGCCTACTACGCCGGCGGCGGCGCCAAGATCTTGGGCGTTACCGCCACCAGCGATCGGGCCGACCGGAAGAGGATGGGGGCCGTGTTCGAGCACGTTGCCTACAAGTACACGCTCCCCGAGATCATCAGCGACGGCTACCTCGTGCCGATCGTGCAGCGATCCGTGTTCGTCGAGGGTCTCGACTTCAGCCGGATCCGCCCCACCGCGGGCGACCTCAACCTCAGTGACTTGGAAGCCGCCATGACCGCCGAGGAGCCGCTCCACGCCATCTGCCACGCCAGCTTGGAAGTCGCCGCCGGGCTTCCCAACGGCGCCCTCGCCGACGTGCGCGACGAGGAGGACCGTGTGCATCGCGTCGCCGCCATGATCGCCGACCGGCCCATCCGAAAGACCTTGCTGTTCACGATCACCGTCTCCCATGCGGAAAGGACTGCCGAAATCCTCAACCGCTGGGTGCCTGGCGTCGCCGAGGTCATTCACGGCGGAATGACGAAAGAACTCCGTGCGGATCGGCTCGCCGCGTTCGCCCGGGGAGACCTTCGAATCCTCGCGAACTGCATGGTAGCCACCGAGGGGTTTGACGAGCCGTCTATCGAAGTCGTCGTGATCGCGCGCCCCACCAAGAGCCGCGCGTTGTATACCCAGATGATCGGCCGCGGCACGCGTCCAGCCGAATGCATCGCCGCGAAGTTGGGGGAGTTGGAGACCGCTGCGGAGCGGCTCGCCCTCATCGCATCGTCACCAAAACCGCACGCGGAGATCCTCGATTTCGTGGGGAACGCCGGCCGGCATAAGCTCGTGTCCACCGTGGACATTCTCGGCGACGGCTGCAGCGAGGAGGTTCTGGCGGAGGCCCGCCGGCTCGCCGAGCAGGGACCGGTCAACACGTCCGACGCCATCGAGAAAGCCAAGGAGAACGTCGAGAAAACGCGGCGGGAGGCGGAGGAGGCGGCACGCCTGCGCGAGATCGAAGCCCAGATGTTGCGGGAGCAGGAGGCGGCAAGGCGTGCCTCCCTCGTTGGTACGACCAGGTACCAGCTTTCACTCCCGGTGGGGGGCATGGAGCCGACGCTCCCGAGCGGCATTTCCCCGCGACATGTACGCGTGTTGCAACGGGCAGGCGTCCCGGCAAAGGTGATCGGTCAGCTAGGCCAGAAGAAGGCCGCCGACCTGTCCCGCGAGATGATCCGCCGACACAAGGCCCGGTTGTGCACCTATAAGCAGGGGGTCCTCCTCCTCCGCAACGGCGTCTCGAAGGAGCAGATCAAGACAATGACAAAAAAAGAGGCCAGCGAGCGCATCGGAGCGATCGCAGCGGAGAAGGGGTGGAGGACGAGGAAATGAGAGACGGATGGCACCGCTACAAACCACGGGAGGCCTGTGCCGTGTGTGGCCACAAGGGATGGTGCATGTACCAAGGCCTTCAGGAGTCGCCCCTCGCCGTGCTGTGTGCACGCGTTGAACAGGGCTGCGCCACCCGGCGCGACGGCACGCCCATCACGGCGAGGGACGGCATGGGCTGGCTGCACCGCCTGCGCGACGACCCCAACCGTCAACCGGTGCGGCCGGCACGCCAGGAGAGGACGCTGCCGCGCCCGCAGCCGCACCTGGCCCGCATGGCCGACGAGGCCGCAGCCGCCGGTGCCGACCGGCTGCCGGAACTTGCCGAGCAGATCGGCGTATCCGTTGGCAGCCTGCAGGCACTGAAGGTCGGATGGCTGGATTCCTACGCCGACGCCGACGGTCGCACCGTGCACGCGAACGCATGGACGTTCCCTATGCGGGACCACCAGCGGAACGTGGTGGGTATCCGGCTCCGCGACCGACGAGGTAAGAAGTGGGCGGTGCCGGGCAGCACGAACGGCCTGTTCGTGCCGCTGGGGACCTTCGGAGGAACCCGGTTGTGGATCGTCGAAGGCCCGACCGACACAGCGGCGATGATCGATCTGAAGTTCACCGTGATCGGCCGCCCCAGCAACACCGCCGGCGCCGACTACATCGTCGCGATGATGCCGCGGCTGCCCTACAAGGAAGCCGTGATCGTCCAGAACAACGACGAGCTCGGCAGCTTCGCCCGCAGACTCACGGACAACGGCGCCGAGACGCTTGCCCACCGCCTGAACCGCCTCGGCCTGCCCGTGCGAATCATGGTGCCGCCCGCGAAGGACATCAGGGATTTGCGCAACCAGTGGAACGCCATGCATGAGGATGTTGAGGCCATGGCACGCCGCACGCCGATCATCCGCTCCGGCATCCCGGAGGGGGTAAGACGATGACCGCAACGCACCACGCCAACTTCCTCAACGAGATCGCCCGGCAGATGGCCACGTGCCGGCCAACGAAGACCAGGCCGCTGCGCCCCGCATCCGCCACACCGGCCGCACCGGCCGTCGCCGCGGAGCTGCTCACGTCGGAAGACGCCGCGGCACTCCTGGGTGTGACGACGCGCACGCTGCGGACGTGGGACATTCCCAGGTTCCAGCATGGTCGGATTGTGCGATACCGCCGGGCTGATCTCGACGCTTTCATTGCCGCGCGAATGGTCGGGGGTGATACACTGCCACCGACGACGACGAATCCCCCCGAACAGGATGGAGAATGAGATGGCGAGCATCAGCACTGACAAGGCTGGCCGCAAACGGGTTCAGTTCATCAGCCCGACGGACCATAAGCGGAAGACGGTGCGGCTGGGCGTAATCCCAGACGCCGCCGCGAAGGAGGTGGCCGACCACCTCGATCACCTCATCAGCATGTACCACACACCACAGTTCCTCTCGAAGGCCACAATCGCGTGGCTGAAGGACCTGCCCACCAGGCTCTACACCAGAATTTCCCGAACTGGACTGGTGCCGCCCCGCGCCGACACGCCCAAGGCCCCGGCCATGACGCTGGGCAGATTCCTAGACAAACTCTTCGCCGCCATGACGGTGAAGGCCTCCACCCACACTGCATACGGCCACATGCGGGCGAACATGGAGACGTACTTCGGCAAGGACCGGCCGCTGCAGGACGAGGACGGAGAAGACAACATCAGCCCCGAGGAAGTCGACACCTTCCGCGCATGGCTGACATCCAAGAAGGGCGCCGGCCTATCGCCGGCAACGGCCGCCCGCCGGATCATTGCCGCCCGGCAGTTCTTCAAACGAGCCGTGCGATGGGGCTACCTGAAGTCCAACCCGCTCACGGACGTCCGCGGCGGCGCGCAGCGGAACGAGAAGAGGAACATCCACATCCCGCGAGACATCATTCAGAAGGTAATCGACGCCTGCCCCAACGCGCAGTGGCGGCTCATCATCGCCCTCGCCAGGTACGGCGCGCTGCGGACCCCATCGGAAATTTACCCGCTCACATGGTCCGATGTGGACTGGGAGAAGCGGCAGATTTTCGTCCGGAGCCCGAAGACCGAGCACCACGAAGGCCGCGATTCCCGGATCATCCCCCTGTACCCGGAATTGGAGCCGTACCTGCAGGCCGTCTACGACGAGGCCGACGAGGGCACTGAGCACGTCATCACCCGGTACAGGGAGGGGAACGCCAACCTGCGGACGCACTTCCATCGGATCATCCGCCGCGCCGGCCTGCAGCCGTGGCCCCGCCTCTTTCAGAACCTTCGCTCGTCCCGCGAGACGGAGCTCTTCGAAACCTACCCGATCGAGGTCGCGTGCCGTTGGACCGGGAACAGCCCCGTCGTCGCCGTGAGCCACTACCTCAACGACCCGAACAAAGATGCCCACTTCCGCCGGGCCGCCGGATTCGCAGATGGGGGCAAAAAAGCGGCGCAAAAAGCGGCGCACTTTTTGGAGGAAGTAGGCGGAAGTTCGGGGAAGGTGAACAAGGCTGGCGCAACAAAAACCCCGGAAAACGCCGCACAAATGGCACTTTCCGGGGTTTCTGGGATGGGCGCGGCAGGATTCGAACCTGCGTAG